CCTAGTACGCCATTATGTTAGTGCCGATTATACCTGACTGCGTTCCGATAACGAAGCCTTCCACGATCGGTTCGAGAGTAATAACAGTGCAGGACATGGCATTTGGCGTGATGTTCCATGAGAGTCCCTGCGCCTGTAAAGTTTTAACGATAGTTGATCCGTCTGGCTGGACATTTGTGATCTTTAAGTTTGAGAAGTAGTCCAGACCAAGCATGGTTGCAGTAGGCACATCTGGATCAAGTAGATCCACCGTCATGGCATCTATGCGGATCGTAGTCTCTTTGCGAGTTGCCACATAGATCTTTGCCACATTGAGGGCATCTGCATCTGTCTGTAAGACCAAGTTATTCTCGTTGATCTGGTGAGGGAAGTACTTGGCAATACTGGCTGAGTCCTCGGATACTTGCTGAGTTCCGCCGTAGCGAGTCATGCCGGCTGAGTTGATAATCAACTTATCATCGAAGGCGAAGGTTAGGTTTGTGTAAGGGATACCAGTTGTCTGGTTGAACTCGATCGGAGTATCGCCATACTTCTTGATTACATTGGTGCGGTTTAGGAATACCGCTGTTCCCTCTGTGTCGATATAGAACGCGCCTTGTTCGGAGAACTCTGCATTCTTTAGGGCATCAAGGGCTGTGCGAGATGTTGCTGGATCAGCAATACAGGTTGTGTTGCCTGTGTCGATCGTGCGCATAGAAGTAGGCCATGAGACTTGATCTAGGATCTTGTTAATGCGTGTGCCGGTATCTTGCCCAGCGGTGGCGCTTGCGACTGTGGTAATTCCAGCCTGCTGCATTAGGCGGAAGGCATCGGAACAGATGATGTCCACATAGCCCGTTTCTTGGCCTTGAGGATAGGTGTACTTATAGTCTGTTGTATAGCCTGAAAATAGGAAGTAACCAACGCCACCTACGGTTGCTGAGACACGCAACTTGCGTAGTGGAGTTAGGAAGCCAAAGTAAGGGCTAGCGGTGTTTTGTGGGTTGAAGTATGAGTCTGGATCTAGGACTCGGATAGTTGCAGACCCAGCCTCGTAAGTATCGCGCATGATGTTGCGACCGCGCTTAATACTGATCTGCCTAACATTTGGCGTTAGATCAACCGTAGGCTCAGGAGTAGTGCTAGAAGCAAGTGTGCCTGTGCCTAACTTGCCGTACTTAACATCGCCAATAGTAAAGGGATAGCCGAAAGTAGCGCCGCTTGTGAAGTCGAACGAGACCGCTATCTGGGCAGGAAGTGTCATTGAGGCGCCCCGAATGAACCACCGTTACGAATAATCCCAGCAAACTTTGCGGATAGAGATGCGTTTAGCAAAGTATCTCTTAATACATCTTCCAACGCTTCTTGGGCAATAATTGAGCCAGCATTAACATTTACTGTGAACTCAACACCGCCTGCGGCTGTTTGCGTTGATCCATGAGGTAGAGAATATTGTTCTCCAGTTACGCCATAACCTTCAGCCATAGAAGTAACAGGTGCGCTTGGACTTGCTGTTGTGATGCGGCGTACCTGTGCCTCGATCATGTCGAGATATGACTTCCACGCTGTGAATGGGTTCTTAGCATCTGGCAGGCTTGCTAGGTAGGCTGCTAATTGCTGTGATAGCCCTTGAGACTTGGCAAGTTCTCCAGCGAGTTTAGATGCCTCTGAACTATTGCCGGTAAGGATCGCTAACTGAAGTTCTAGACGCTTGCGCTCCTCGGCTGAGATGTCACCCTTGAGTGCAGCGATAATCTGAGTCTGTTGAATATCGAACAGAGTGTTAGCCTTCTGCAAGGCTGTCTGTTCTTTGATCGCTTTGGTTTGCTCTTTGGTTGTCTTAAGCAGAGCATCGCGGTTCTTTTTGGCTGCTTTATCGGCTGCTGCTTTTCTTAATTCTGCTTGAACCGCTGGAGTAATTGTTGCTTTTGAAGCAGGTGAGGCGAATATCGAAGGTATCTTATTAAACTCAAGGTTTAATATAGTATCTAATAACTTAAAGGCTCTGGCAGTGCCTCTAGCAAAACTAGCCATAGCGTTTGAGGCGCTGTCTATCTTTGTGATGATGTTGTCAAACCCTGCTGTGCCACCGCCGCCTAAAATAGATAGCGCGTCAATAAAACCTTTACCAAGTGTTTCATTTGCATTGGCCACAGCCACATTTAACTTGGCGAAAGATCCTGCATAGGTATCAACCGCAGTCTGAGCCTGTCCGCCGAATAGATCGTTAATTCGTGTTTGGACTTCCTCGAACTTCATAGCCTTGAGTTCAGCCTGAGTTAAACCAATACCGTACTTGGCAAGTGATCGAGTCTGACCTACATAGGCTTTCGATAAGTCACCGGCTACTGATACAACATCTGCGCCGCTTGCTGCGCTTAGATCAAGGGCTGTGCGTAACAACTGTTGGCTCTTAGCAACATCTCCAGTTGTGGTTAATAAACGCTGAAAGGCTGGGCGCAGTTGGTCATCAAGGATACCAAACTGCTTTTCTAAATCGGCAATAAAGTTCTTAACAGAAGGATCTGCAAAGGCTAGGCCTAAGTTATCTAAAGACTGGGTTAATACTCTGGCTGCTTTGTCATCGGCTGCAAACGCTTTAGCAGCGTTGAAACCAGAACGCCCTAAACGCTGAATAGTAAATAAGCCGAGATAAGACTTAGCAAGTGTCTTGACTTGGTTATTAAGTCCAATAGTTGACTTGGCGGCATCTTGGAAGGCTTTCTTACCAGAAAATACCGAAGCAATATCTATTTTTAAATCAGCCATTATTTAGCACCTGTTTTCGCTTTAAACTCAATAGCAGAACTGCTAATGGCTTTTACTACTGCTGCGGTTACTTTGCCTTGATCCTCAGCAAAGGCTCTAAAAATTACACGACCAGTCATCTTGCGAGATACACGACCGCGCTGGCCTTGTTGGCGTGGGCGAGCGTTAACTAACTGACCTGTGGCATTTGCTCTAGCGATAAACTGCTTACCTGCGTTTGGGTTTAGTGACTTGTTAATATCTTTGCCAGATGCCCACACTTGCGTGATATCGCCAGCACCGAACCGACCGCCGCTATAACCAAGCGTTCTGCCACCCGTAGGTTGACCATTAGGAGACTTACGCCCTGCTGTCTCATAGATCGCACCGCCGGCTGAAGTGTTAACAATACGAGCCAGAGATACGAAACCGCGTTGATTTGGCCTAGAAGGGCGTGTGGAGTATTTAACTCCGCGTACCGCTTCGGTCTGGTCATACTTGGGAAACTCGCGATACTTAGCAGTATCACTTGACGAACTGGCGCGAGTCCAACCCGATAACATGTCGCTATTAGAAGGCAAGAAGCCACGCGCTCTGTTTGTAATCGGCTTGAGTGCTGCTGCCATTTCCTTTGTAGTTTTCTTGGCTAGATCAGGCTCGAACTCTTTAAGGGCTTTGCGAAGTTTATCTGCGCCTTTTAGTTCGACTGGCATCGCTCTGCTCCTTTGCTCTGTCTTTCAGGGCTTGAAGTAAAGTCCTGAACATTGTGTGATCTAGTTCAATTAAAGTCTGTGGCGAGAGTCCAGTCTCAAGCGATAGTCTCGCTACGAGATAGGTGAAGGACTCTCGCGTTACTCCAAAGGGTCATCGTCTAGAACCTCGACTCGCGTCAATGTATCTAGAAAAGACTCTCCGAAGGGTTTAACGGTTTCACCCGACCGGCGAATTGCTTCCCAGCAAAGCCAATAAACATCGCTCTGCTTTTCGTCATCTCTAAAGGCTTTGTGGAAGCCCTTCTTTGCGTACTGCTCGAAGGCGTACTCGATCGCCGGAGTGATCTGGTACTCGTTAACGCTTCCGTCTGCCCTTGTTACCTTTAGTTTTGCCATTCTTTGCCCCTTAGTTAGTTATTAGGAAGTTGTTACTGCAACAGTACCGTTGACTGTCCAAGTTACGCTTTGAGTTGATAGATCGCCAACTGCGCCGTTGATGTCGGTTAGGTTGTTGACTAGGCAAGTCATTGTGTAAAGCGGGTTAGTCGCTGATGTTGCTGCTGAAGTCTGCTTTGCTGTAACTGTGACTGACGTACCGTAAGCAGCTTGAAGTGTCTGAAGAACTTCGCTTGTTGCTGTGTCGTTTAGGAAGTCGATAGTTACTGATGATGCTTCCAAGCCTTTTACGAACTTGTGGCCTGAGTCACCCATTGCTGTAACTTCGAGTTCATCGAATGTACGGTTGATCGTGATGCTTGTTACGTGATCTGAGAGGTCAACTGAATTGACTGTCAAAACTACGCCATTGTTTAGAAATACTGCCATTTCAGTTATTCCTCATCTTTCTTGGTAGTTGGTTTTGGTGCTGGTGCTGCTGGTGCTACCTGCCCGATTTTCTTCAGGAAGGCCGCTTGTTCTTGTTCCCACTCGGACATGATTAACTCCAACTCGTTAGGACTGAGACCTGCATTGAGCAGGTTAAAAGATCGCCTGATGCGGCATTTAGAACGCTAGGCGCGCTCACATCTCCCACATTATAGACGATAGAAGAAGCTGATAACTTGTTAAACATAGCCACCAGCATTTCTTCAATTCCATTAAGGTTGCCTTCATTGTCGAGCAAAGGCACGAACACATTTAGATTAAAATTAGCAAGTGGCGCGATAGTGTTATAACTATTGTTATTTGGCGTTACGTAAGGATCGGCTGGGCTAACCACGATGCTATTAGCGATCGGTGTTGCCGGTGGAAAACTAAAGACCGACCATAAAGCGTTATCAACTAGCGCGGTTGCAATAGTTGTGCGGAGAGTTGATATAGCGGCTGTCATGGTTAACCAACCATGCTGCGCGGATCGAGATAAGGCGCGAGCAAGCCACGAACGCGAGCAAGCAAAGTGTTACCCATGCGGTAAGGGCTAGGAGCGTATCCGTCAACTGTAACTCCACCGCTCGAAGGCGCTTGGCGAGACTGCCAGATGTCGATCGAGATCATAAGGCTTGCTTCTTGGATCGCTGGAATAGTTGAGTAATCTGTGTAAGTCTCAGCAGTTGCTACGCCATAAGGGTTAACAGGATGATAAGGCGCAGCCGTGTTGTTATTGCCAGAGATCGCGTAAGTAATTTCCTTCTCGCCAACGCCTGTAATTGTCTTGTTACCGTTGTGCTTAGATCCGCAGCCTGTAATCGTTACGCTCTGGCCGACGTAGAACACGTCATTAACGTAGTCATTAAAGTAAGAAGTGCCGGTTGTAGCGGTGTTGCTATGCCCAATAATCGGTTCAATATTTTTCCATAGAAAAGGGATCAACACATTGTCTGCAGCATCGCAGACCTCTTGCAAGGTTGCGTCAGCGTAGAGTGTGCCAACGCCAAGGGCGGTGCGTAACTCTGCAACTGTTGTGTAAGACATTTGATCCTCTTTCTAAAGACTGGCGGCCTAGAAGGGCACTAGGCCGCCAGCGACTTAGTTTGCTGCGATTAAGCAGTCATGTTGAAGCGGCGAACGCCCTTACCTGACTTGCCAACGTAAATTGCCAAGTATCCGTAAAGTGCGATTTCGAGTTCGCCTGTTGTAAGAACGTTTAGGCGAAGTTGTGTCTGTGGAGACTCCCAGACGTAGACAGAACCTGGTGCAACGAGGAATGCTGACTCGTCGACTAGTCCTGAAGTTGTGATGTTGTGATCAACGATCAAGTCAGTACCAAGGATGTTTCCGCGTACTGATGAAGCGACTGCTGTGCCTGATGCGTTGTAGGTTGCGCCCTGTGCTGAGTAAAGTGCGCGGCCTGTTGTGTCTGCGTATCCTGAGATAGCAGCCCATTGGTCAGTTGAAGCAACCAACTTGTTAGCAAAGTCTCCGCCAGTTCCCTTGTATGCGGCTGCGCCTTCTACAGAGATGAATGACTGGAGTCCTGCTGCTGTTGTTGCAACTGATGTCGCTTGAGTTCCGTTAGCTGTGAACGCGGCGATAAGTGCCTTGTCTGTTGCTGACTCGTAAGCCTTGCGGAGTTCTGCCATGAGCAGTTCCATGAACGCTGGAGATGATCTGTCAATTAACTCCCAGCTCACTCTGTTGAGTCCGGCGAACTTGTTGACTGAAATTGTGTCATAAGCTGAGGTCATACCTGTATCTGTAACAGATGCGCCTTCGTTAACATCTGCAACAGCTGGTGCTGTGTCTGCTGATGAAGCGTTTGTGTAAAGGCGTGGAACTGTAAAGGACATGCCGCTTTCCACGAGTGCCTGACGAGTTACCGCATCAAAAGCAGGACGGCCCGAAAAGGTGTCTGTGATGAATGAGTTAAGGTGTGTTGGAAGTGTTAAGCCTGTGTTTGTTGATGTTGAGTCATCTGCTGCACGAACTGTGCGGCGTGCTTCGTCATCGCCTAGAGCAGACTTGATAGATGCTTCTAGGTATTGTGCTGATGAAATTGGTGCAACGCGCTCTTTTACATAAGCCATTGCTGGAACAGTTGCGCGTGCGGCTTCAACAGCCGTTGCCTCAACTTCTGGTGCTGCTACGGTGTCTGGAGTATTTTCCACGACCGCCTCGCTTTCTGGTTGTGTGTTTGG